TAATTAATTATCATTAGTAAAAATCTACAGCATTTGCTATATTTTAGAAATGTTAAGGGGGGGTATACCCCATATATGACCCGCATGTTTGTATATATATATACATGGGACTCGAGGACACCATTATACACAGCCTGACCTTCACCTTGCAAGACCACCTATAATAAACTAGATATAGTATATGGATGATTTTTTAAAACAAGGTTTAGAGTCAGTTGCCTTTATTGAGAAAGGAACTAACAATGTTGTTATTATGTTCGAGGGGTTTCCAAACGAATTAGCCTCGCAGCTATTTATAACCTATACTATGGTTAGTCTTGGATTTGATTATGAAACAACTGAGGATATGCCTAGCAAATCAATCCACTAAGTATGGATATTAAAATACCTTATACACCTAGAAAGCATCAGGCTTATCTTCATCAACAAATATCTAAGTTTAGATGGTCCGTATTAGTTTGTCATAGAAGGTTTGGCAAAACAGTTTGCATGATAAATCATTTGATAAGATCAGCTTTGACTTCCAAAAACAAAAATCCTAGGTTTGCCTACATTTCGCCAACATTCAAACAATCAGAACTGAGAGTAGACTTACCCAATGGCTCTCGTATCACCTTGCTAGGCTCAGAGAACTCTGACAGCTTGAGAGGTATATATCTTGATGGTTGTGTGATTGATGAGTATGCAAATGTCAATGATAAGTTGTTTCCTGAAATAATTAGACCTGCTCTAAGTGATAGAAAGGGGTACTGCGTATTCATAGGCACACCTCAAGGGATGAATAATAATTTTTATGATTTATACCAACATGCACAAGGAGCTGAAGATTGGTTTCAATACAAAGCTAAAGCTAGTCAAACACAAATAGTAGATAGCGATGAACTTACAAAAGCAAAAGAAGTCATGGGTGAAAAGAAGTTCTTGCAAGAGTTTGAGTGTGATTGGATTGCAAACATAGAAGGCGCAATCTATGCAGATGAATTAGCGAATATGGAAAACAAAAGACAGATAAGCAGAGTGCCTTATGATCCAAGTCTACCAGTATCAACTGCATGGGATTTAGGAGTATCAGATCATAGCGCTATAATATTTTATCAACAACTTGGTAGAGCCATAAATATAATTGATTACCATGAGGAGAGAGGCAAAGGATTACCGCATTATATTCAAATGATAAAAGATAAGGATTATGTTTATAAAGATCATTTTGCTCCGCATGATATAGAAGTTACTGATTTTAGTAATGGTAAGACCCGGAGAGAGGTCGCCTATCAGCTAGGAATTAGGTTCAGAGTTGTTCCTAAAATACCTTTGGAAGATGGCATACACGCAACTAGCATGATATTACCTAGGTGCTGGATTGATGTAGACCATTGCAAAAACCTGATAGATGCGTTAAGACATTACCACAGGAAGTATATTGATAAAAACAGAATGTTTAGATCAAAGCCTGTGCATGATTGGAGTTCACATGCTTGCGATGCCATGAGGTATCTAGCAGTTGGACTACAAGAATTAAATACTAGACAAGTTGCACCACAAAGTGTAGCAGATAATAGTTATAGGATTTTATAATATGGGATTTTTAAGACCAAAAACACCGAGCTTGCCACCACCACCGCCTCCACCAGAGCCGCCAAAAAGTGAGCTTAGCGAAGAAGAGAAAGCTAGAATAGCAAGAGAGCAAGCAGCAATCGAAAGAAGAAGAAGAGGTAGAAAGTCAACTATACTTACAGGACCACTTGGAGTTCAAGAAACTAAGGAGGAAGCATTGGAAACTTTGCTTGGTAAATAATGTTTAAATTTATAAAAAAATTATTCACACCAAAAAAACAATTTAAGGATGAGCATTTAGAATTGTTCGAGGATATTCCAGTTTCAGAAATAGAAAAAATTGAAAATGAAACTATGAAAGAATCTTTGTCCGAAACAAAAAAAGAAAGTAAAACAGAATCAACATTTGGAATATAATTATGGGAGCAGCATCAAGCGGAGGATCAGATAATCAAGTTTCAGGAGCAGAAGCAGTAGCAACTGGTGGTACTACTTATAGTTCAAGAAAAACAAAAACTGTAAACCAACAGATTGCAGAACAAAATAGAAAAAATAGAAAAAGCAGATCAAGTTTGTTTGATAGAACAATAGGTGCTAGGATAGCTTCTGGTATTACTGGTTCAAAATTTGTTCAAGATAACAACTACAAAAGAAGAGTTGCCTTTGCAAAGAAAACTGGAAAATTTAAAAATACAGATTTAACAAGCAGAGAGTTTGTTTTGTCTAGCGGATTTAAAACTCAACTAGACGCATTAGGATATGCAAAAAGTTTAAGAGGACCAGAAGGTAGACCAGACGATGTTGGACCAAGAGTAGAAGTAAAAAATATTGGCGGAAGAAATGTTCAAGTTGAAGCTCCTACAGAAGCAGAAGTATCACAATCAGAAACTACAAGCACAGAATATGATCCTAGAAAAACAAAAAGAAGAGGTAGAAGAATGACTATCCTTTCAAGAAATTTAGGAAACTTTACACTTAGTAAACCAACATTATTAGGATCGTAATGGCAAAAACAGAATTAACTAAAACTATCATGGCGAGATATGATCGTCTTAAAACTGGTAGACAAAACTGGGAAACTCATTGGCAAGAAGTTGCAGACTATATGCAACCAAGAAAAGCAGATGTAACCAAAACAAGATCACGAGGTGATAAAAGAACAGAACTTATTTTCGACTCCTCTCCAATACAAGCAGTAGAATTATTAGCAGCATCTCTTCATGGTATGTTGACTAATCCTTCTACTCCTTGGTTTACATTAAGGTTTAAAGATAATGAATTAGACCAAGATGATGAGGCTAAACTATGGTTAGAAAGTGTAACTGAAGTTATGTATACAGCTTTCAATAGATCAAACTTTCAACAAGAAATATTTGAATTGTACCATGATTTAATTACATTTGGTACAGCAGCTATGTTTATAGAAGAAGATCAGGATGATCTTTTAAAATTTTCAACAAGACATATTAATGAAATATATATTACTGAAAACGACAAAGGTAGAATAGATACAGTTTATAGAAAATTTAAAATTACAGCTAGAGCTGCTATTCAACAGTTTGGTTTATCATTATCAGATGATGCAAAAACAAAAGCAGAGAAAGATCCATTTGATGATGTAGAAATATTACATGCAGTTTATCCAAGACAAGAATTTGATCCTACAAAATTAGATAGAGAAAACATGCCATTTGAATCTGTATATTTAGAATATAAAAATGGTAACGAATTATCAGTTGGTGGATTCAAAGAGTTCCCTTTTGTTGTGCCAAGATATTTAAAAGCATCACATGAAATATATGGTAGATCACCTGCAATGACAGCACTACCAGATGTTAAGATGCTAAATGAAATGTCAAAGACAACTATCAAAGCTGCACAAAAACAAGTAGACCCACCATTACTTGTGCCTGATGATGGTTTCTTATTACCAGTTAGAACTGTACCGGGAGGATTAAATTTTTACAGATCAGGAACTAGAGATAGAATTGAACCACTAAATATTGGCGCAAACAATCCACTTGGTTTGAATATGGAGGAGCAAAGAAGAAATGCTATCAGAGAAGTATTCTATGTAAATCAGTTGATGTTACAACAAGGACCACAAATGACAGCAACAGAAGTTATACAAAGAAACGAAGAGAAGATGAGATTGTTAGGACCAGTATTAGGTAGATTACAATCAGAGTTACTTAAACCTTTGATTGACAGAACTTTTGCAATACTACTTAGAAACAATCAGTTTGCACAAGCTCCTGAATTTTTATCAGGTCAAGATGTAGAAATAGAATATGTATCACCACTTGCAAAAGCACAAAAGTCTACAGAGCTTTCATCTATAACAAGAGCAATAGAAATATTAGGATCACTTGCTAATGTTGCTCCTGTATTTGATTACATAAACTTTGATGCGTTGGTCAAGCATGTTGCAGATTTAGTTGGTGTTCCACAGAAAGTATTGAAACTACAATCGCAAGTTAATGCTGAAAGAGAACAAGCAGCACAACAACAAGAACAAATGGCAGAAATGCAACAACTACAACAAGTCGCAAAAGCGGGAGGAGACATAGCTCCATTGGCAAAGGCTTTACCTGAAGAGGCAAAAGCTATAGCTAATGCAGAATAATATGGATGCAAAACAACTAGAGAAGTATCTACAAGAATTACAAACAAACTATAAAACAGTATTCAACTCAGATGAAGGCAAAAGAGTCTTAGCTGATCTTGAAAAAAGATGTCACTTTCTAACTACAACTAACATAAAAGGTGATAGCCATGAAAGTGCATTTATGGAAGGACAAAGGAGTGTCCTTTTATTTATAAAACAAATGCTCCAAACAAAGGAAAAATAAAATGTCAAATGAACAGATAACACAAGAAACTGTGCCTGTAGAACAGACATCTACAGAACCACAAGCAACACAAACAACTGTTGCTAAAGCAGATACCCCTGCACCACAACCAACACAATCAACTTGGAAAGAATCTATAAGTGAAGTTTATAGAAATGATCCAAACATTGAAAAGTTTACAGAGATAGATGCACTTGCAAAGTCATACATCAATGCAACAAGAATGATTGGACAAGATAAAATGATTGTGCCTAATAAAAATTTTACAGAGGATCAATGGGAAGAAGCCTATATAAAAATGGGTAGACCAGAATCTTCTGAAAAATATACATTAGATGTTAAATCAGATATAGTTCCTTTTGATGAACAAGCTATCAAAAACTTTCAAGAACAATCTTTTAAACTTGGTTTGAATAATGAACAAGCAAAAGGAATATTAGATTTTTACAAATCAAATATGGAAGCTGCCGACAAACAAGCAAAGGTAGATGTAGAAACTTCTCAAGCTCAAGCTGAACAAGGTTTGAGAAAAGAATGGGGAAGAGACTATGATTCCAATATCAGTAAAGCAAAATCTTTGGCTGCTGCTAATTTAGAACCAGAAGTTTTTGAAATACAATTAGCAGATGGAACAAGGCTTGGAGATAATGCTGGTGTAATAAAAGGTTTAGCTAAAATAGCAAATTTATTATCTGAAGATAAAATAGTTTCAACAGAAGCTGAAAACCAAGATCGAACAGAAGATATTGAAACAGAAATAGAACAGATAATGAATGATAAAACTGGTCCTTACTGGAATAAATCACATCCAAATCACGATAAAGTAGTTCAACAAGTATATACTTTGAGAGAGATGTTAGATGGCAGCAAGTGACCATTTAAACGATGAAGAGCTTAGACTAGAGATTTTAAGGATTGTTAAAGAAACTGGTACAGAATTTCAGAAACAAGACCCCTTGCCAATCTGCGAAAATTATTATAAATGGATTAAAGGTAAGACAATTCGTAAGAACCTTACTGGCAAGAAGGAATAGACTCTAGTCTAAAAGACTTAAAATCCAAGAGATGCCTGCGTAGGCGGATAACTTCTCTGATTGTTTAACAATAATAACAATGGGAGACAAATATGTCATCACAAATAACTACAGCATTTGTACAGCAGTATTCTGCAAATATACAAATGTTGTCTCAACAAATGGGATCGTTATTGAGAGACAAAGTTCGTCTTGAATCTGTTGTCGGAAAAAATGCTTTTTTTGACCAAGTTGGAAAAGTTACAGCTCAGTTAAAAACAAGCAGACATTCTGATACTCCACAGATCGACACTCCGCATGCTAGAAGAAGAGTATCTCTTGCGGATTACGAATTTGCGGATTTAATAGATCAACAAGATAAAGTAAGACTCTTAATAGACCCAACTTCATCTTACGCTCAAGCTGCTGCTATGGCAATGGGAAGAGCTATGGATGATGTCATTATCTCTGCCGCAACTGGTACATCGTTTACTGGTGAGACAGGATCAACTTCAACAGTTTTACCTTCAGCTCAAAAGATTACTGAAGGCTCTACTGCTGGTTTAACTATTGCTAAGTTAAGAACTGCAAAACAGACTTTTGACTTAAATAGTGTTGACCCTTCAATACCTAGATTCATCATTGTATCACCAAGACAGATTAATGATCTTTTAGGAACAACTGAGGTAACAAGTTCAGATTTCAACACAGTTAAAGCATTAGCTAATGGTGAAATCAATTCGTTCCTTGGTTTTAATTTTATCGTTTCAAACAGACTATCGATTGCATCTTCAAAAAGACTATGTATCGCTTTTGCTCAAGATGGTATCACATTAGCTGTTGGTAAGGATGTTCAAGCTAGAATAGACGAAAGAGCTGACAAATCTTACGCAACACAAGTGTACTACTGCATGAGTATTGGTGCTACTAGAATGGAAGAAGAAAAGATTGTCTCTATTGAAGCACACGAAGCGTAATAGAAGGAGAATAATTATATGGCAAATTCAGTACAAGCACAGAAGATTGCAAATGTTCCTTCAGAGAAAGTAAAGACTAATGAACTTACTGGTAGAGTAAGAGTAGCCTTTGCTGAATACGAAGCGAGTGCAGAGCAATCAACAATCAGTATGTTTAGTATACCAAATGGTGCGAGACTTTTATCAGGATCAGTAGCGTATGATGCTTTAGGATCATCTACTACTATCTCTGTAGGTTACGCAGCACACACTAAGTCAGATGGCACAACTGAAGCAGCAGATGTAGATCAATACAAAGCTGCGGCAGCGTCAACTTCTGCACAAAGTGTTGCGGTATTAGACACTATTGCATTAGACAAAAATGCAGTAACAGATGCGGACAAAGATGGTGTTCCAGTTACAGTTACATTAGCGGGAGCTAATGGTACTGGTACTATCCAGTTGCAAATGTTATATGTAATTGACTAATAACTAGAATTTTAGGG